TTAGTTGACAATGGTATGCCATCAAACGACGGACAGTGTTCACTTATAATGAACTCAGTTGCAGGTACAAACCTACGTCAGTTAGCTACACTACAAAGCGTTTCAGACGCAGGTTCTAGTGATTTGCTAAGACAAGGTGTATTACTTGACCTACAAGGACTTGCAATGCGTGAGTCAGCACAAGTGCAGTCACATACCAAAGGCACTGGTACAAGCTATCTTGTAAATGACGCTTCTTCTGCTATTGGTGATACAACAATCGCGGCAGATGGTGGTTCAGGTACAATCCTTAAAGGTGACATCATTACAATCAATGGTGACAGCAATAAGTATTGCGTAAACACTGCACTATCTGGTGGTTCATTTGTTATCGGTCAAACTGGACTACGTTCAGCTGCCGCAGACAATGCCGCTATAACAGTAGGAAATAACTACACAGCAAACATTGCAATGCACAGACGTGCGTTAGAGTTAGCTGTTAGAGCACCAGCTGTTCCAGAAGGTGGAGACACTGCAGATGATGCTATCTTGGTACAAGACCCACATTCAGGCATGGTATTCGAAGTGCGTATGTATAAAGGATATCGTAAGGCAATGATTGAAGTTGCTGTTGCTTGGGGTGTAAAAGCTTGGAAGCCAGACTTCATAGCAACACTACTCGGTTAGACGAGACTGATGACAGGGGGCGGCATCTGCCGTCCCTTTACTCACACATAACATAGCGAGGTAAACAAAATGGCACTTAAAAAGAAACCCTCAAAGAAAATTGCCAAGCCCAAAGTGGCTAAAACAGTTAAAATGGTACGACCAGACGGCAAGACCGCAGACGTGCACTCAGCAGAAGTAGAAAACTATCGCTTAGGCGGATACGAAAAGGCATAGACAATGACACTTATTGTTGAAGATGGAAGTCGCGTTGCAGGTGCTAATACATATGTTAGCTTAGCAGAGTTTAAAGCTTGGGCAGATGCAAGGTTAATCACATATAGTAGTGACAGTCATGTTAATGCATATATCTTGCGTGCAATGGATTACATTGAGGACTTGAGCTTTATAGGCTTTAAGGAAACAGAGACACAATCATTACAGTGGCCTAGAGTTAATGTAGTTATTGATGGCTTTGGTTTAGATGCAAGCACAATACCAGACGAACTAAAGGTTGCAGTATATGAGGCTGTTAAGACAGTGATTGATGGTGATAGTAAGCAAGACCCAATAGATAGGCAAGTTGTTAGCGAAAGTGTTGATGTTATATCTATTACATATAAAGATACAGCAGGGCAACAACGACAGACACCTGCATTAACAAGAGCTTTGAGAAAGTTAGTGCAATCACCTAACACAGTTATGCGTGCATAATTATGGCACATGCAGGTTATAACTATTCACCGATAACGAAATCAGCCGAAGCACTCATTACAAGATTTGGTGAGGAGTTTACATTTACACGTACAACTGATGGCGCATATAATCCAGCTACAGGTTCAGTAGCACAGACAACAGCTACATATAAAAAGTATGCTTGTGTGTTTGATTATACAGACGCAGACAGAGCTGGTCAGACAGTGCTGCAAGGTGACAGACGTATGCTTGCTGAAGGTCACAGCTATGAGATAAATGACACAGTGGTTATTAATAGCGATATATTTAAAGTCATTAATGTTGATGAGATAAGACCTAATGGCAGTGATATTGTTGCTGCTAACTTACAGGTGAGAAAGTAATGGCTAGAGCAACAACAGACAAAGAATTTAGACAGTTGGTTGAAAAGTTGCAGCTGCAGAATACAGATGTGGTACGAGGCACTATATTTGCAATGGGCAGTGATATAATACAATCCAGCCCAGTTGGTAACTATAAGCTATGGAAAAAGTATCAGGCTAACCCTAGAGCAAAGAGGCCAAAAGGTTACACTGGAGGTAGGTTTAGAGGAGCATGGCAATCAACATTGGATAGGCCAAGTGGTAGAGTAACCCTACGCAAAGACAAAACAGGCAGTAAGTCACAAGAACGATTAATGAAGGCAGTAGAAGCATTGCAAGCAGGTAATACGTTTTATATGACAAACAACTTGCCTTATGCGGTAGAGTTAGAGTTTGGGCATAGTACACAAGCACCTACAGGCATTGTCAGAAAAGTGTTATTGACATACAATGAGGCTATAACAAAAGCACAAAGCAAGGCTAGAAGATGAGTACGTACTTTAATGATATGCAAGCTGCACTAGATACGCAACTAAGCACACTATCTGGTGGCTATGACATTGCATATCCCAACATAACCTATAAGCCAGTAGGAAACACAACATATTTACGTGCAAGCTTTATACCAGCAGACACATTACAGGTCAGCTTAGGTTCTAATGGCAAAGACGAAACACAAGCAATATACCAAATAGATGTAGTAAGTCCAAGGGGTTCTGGTAGGTCAACACTTACAGATAATGTAGCAGACCACTTTAAGCGCGGAACAGTGCTAACTTATAACAATTTGAAATTGCGAGTAAGGTCGGTTAGTATCGAACCTGCAATAAACGACGGGGCATGGTTTTTCGTTCCAGTTTCCGTATCCATTAACGCATACACAGGAGCAAGAGTATGACTATAGCAAACGGAGCACAACATAGCATTGCCTATATTGCGGAAACGACATATGGCACAACCCCATCAACACCATCATTTAAACCCTTTGCGAATACAGGTACATCACTTGGTATAAGCAAAGATGGCATTGAAAGCGAAAAGCTAAGAGGTGACAGACAAGTAGAAGATTTCAGGCATGGTAACAAGTCAGTTAGTGGCGATGTAACAGCTGAGCTAGAATATGAAGCATTTGACGATATATTAGAAGCAGTATTATGCGGAACATGGGCAACAGACGTGTTAAAAGCAGGTACAACAAGACGTTCATTTACTATCGAGCGTAAATTTGCTGATTTAACTGCACCAGAATGGCATAGAAACACAGGTTGTGAGTTTAACGCATTAAGCTTATCTGTATCACCGAACGCAATGGTCGAGGCAACTTTTGGTGTTGTAGGGCAGAACTTATCTATCGGAACAACTGCAATAACAGGTTCATCTTATGCAGCCGATAGCACTAACAAGCCATTTGATAGCTTCACAGGTTCAATACAGGAAGGTGGCTCAGCAATATCAACAGTGACATCTATCGAGCTAAGCCTAGAGAACGGCATAGAGCCACTGTTTGCAGTTGGCAGCCAAACCACACAACGACCATCAATCGGTAAGTCACGACTAACTGGTACGCTTACAACATACTTTGAGGATAAAACTTTATATGAGAAGTTCCTTAATGAAACCGAAAGCACAATACAGTTAGTGTTAACAGACCTTGATGGCAACTCATACACAATCGACTTGCCACGTGTTAAGTACAATAGTGGACAGCCAGATGTATCAGGCGAAGGTGCTATTACAGTTAGCATGGAGTTTGTAGCATTATATAACACCAGCGATGCAACACAGATTAAAATAACTAGGGCTGATGCTTAATGGAATTTAATCAACTTGCGACAGTAGGTCGACATGAGAACGGGGCTGAGTGTAATATACTTAACCCCGTTACCAATGAGCCAACAGACTTTTATGTTAAGGTGTGTGGCGCAGACAGTAAGGTGTGGAGAGCTGCAAAGAAAAAGCAAACCAATGCAATAATCACAGCACGCTCTAATCTAAAAGATGGTCAGACTTATGAGGACATTGATATAGACTTTGATGCACTAGATATACAAGCACTGGTAGATGCTACGCTAGACTGGAGAGGACTAGCTAATAAAGGTAAAGAAGTTAAGTTCACAGCTGAGGCAGCTAAAGACCTTTATGAGCAAGCACCAGATGTAGTAAAACAGCTGTTATACTTTATAGGTAATGGCGAAAATTTTATGCACGACTGATTGACGACTTTGTAGCCTATGGTCGATGGGCTAACTATATTAGGCAAAAGCCAAAAGGTTCAGACGTCAGTCGATACGATACATATAAGCAGGTAGAGAAAAGCACTGGTAAAACACCAGCTGAACTACGTAAAGCACCAGAGCTTAGAAGTGAACTTGTTAGCTTATGGACTTTATTTTGCGAAATGCGTGAACCTAGTTATAATGAACTTGCTTCATACGTAACAATGACAGGCATTTCATTAAGCCCTTGGGAAGTCGAAGCTATTATGAAGTTGACCCGACATATGGGTGAGGAGTTAAATAAATGGCCACCGAACAAGCAGTATTAGTATTTAAGGTCGACACAAAAGACATTGGTAAGGCGCAAAAGCAGCTTGAAGCTATGGGCTTGTCAGCTATCAAGACGAAATCCAAGATAAAAGAGTTTGCAAAAGATACTGGTAAAGGTGGTAAAGACGTTAGTGGCTTTGGTCGTAAAGCTGGTATGGCTGGCGTACAGTTTGAGCAGTTAGCAGGTCAAATAGCTATGGGACAGAACCCAATGCGTGCTGTTGGCGTACAAGCAGCCGACTTAGGCTTTGTGTTAGGTACACCATTACTTGGTGCTGTTGTCGGTATATCAGCTGCCATTGCGTCAGTTCTTATACCTATGTTGTCAAACGCAGCTATGAACACTGAGAAGCTTACTAAGCTGAATGAAAAGTTAGCAGAGAGCTTTAATATAGGAAAAGATGGTACAGTTACTTTATCAAAGTCATTGCAAACACTTATAGATAATTTTGGCTCAGTTGGTGAACTAGCATTAGAATTACAAAAAGTTGATATAGCTAAAGGTGCAAGAGATAGTATTGCTGCACTTAATAAAGAATTTGTTAAGGTAATGCCTAATCAGTCACAAATAGCTATCGAGCTAGGTAATCAATATAGTGTATTAGGGACAAAGATAAGCAGCGCGACAGAAAAAGAAGAAGCATACAATGTTGTCTTAGGTAAAAACGCTGAAGCATACGGCATTGAAAAAGAGCAACTAGAAACATTAATACCATTAATTAAATCACTAGAGGACGGAAAAGAGGGTGCAGCTGATAAAGCCACTGCCTATATAAGAAGTTTGGTTGAGCTTGAAGGTAAAGACATAACTAATAAATTTAGACGCTTTGCAGATGCAATACTCATGGCAGCAACTAACCAAGCAACTTTAAATAAGTTGAACGATGCAGCTGTTACTGGTGCTACAAACCAAACTAATGAAATTGCAGACTTAATCAGTAAGCTAAAAGAACGAGCAGACCTAGAGGAAGGACTTATTACTAGAACTGATGTGCTTACAAAGAAATATGACGCGGCAACTGCAGCCATAATAATAGAACAAGAGACAAGAATTAAGAACGCTAAGACACAAGAGGCAAATGATAAGCGTGTTGAGCAAACACAAAAAGCAGCTAACAAGCGATTTGAAGCTAGATTAGCTAAGCTAAGAATTGAAGGTGAGCTATTAGGTGGAAACGAAAATGCAGCTATAGAGCTTGATAATACATTAACCCCATTACAGAAAAGGCAGCTACAGGCACAAATAGACATCAACAATGAACTAAGAGAGACAGCTAGGATAGAGGCAGAACGTAAAGACAGCATAAAGGCTATGCTTGAAAGCGCACGCAAGGCGCTTGCCGACCAAGCAGCTGCTGATAAAAAAGCAGCAGAAGAAAAAGATGCTAGAGTTAAGAGTGAGATGCAAAAGACTAAAGATGCTGAGACATTAGCTGCTGAACAATATTTAGCAAACTTAGATTTCTTAGCCACTTTAGATGTTAAGTATGCAGAACAAAAGAAGGTACTAGGTCAAAAATACTTAGATGATTACAATGCAGCAGTCGCACAAGCACAAGCACAAGAGGCTGCGTTAAAACAAGAACAAATTGTAGAGGAGACAGCAGCAAACATAGAAAGGCTATCAGTCAATGAAGAATATTGGGCGTTATGGTTAGCTAATGCACAGAACGCAATGACAACATTTAATGATATTACAGCATCAGGCGTAAATGCATTTCAGAGTGGTTTTGGCTCAGCGTTTGAGCAGGTAATTATGGACGGAGAAGGCATCAAAGGTGTTGTCTCAGGTATATTTGAGGACATGGCTAGAGCGCAGATAGCAGCACTAGGTCAGATGGCAGCCGAGAGGCTTACACTATTCTTGATGGATAAAGCATTAGGTAAGTCAGCAGCAGCGTCAGGTGCAGCAGCAATGATAGCAAACGCAACAGCTGCACAAGCAATGGCTGGAATACAAGCATATGCGTCAGCTGCAGCAGTGCCCCTAACAGGCTATCTAGCAGCACCAGCTGCGTTAACAGCTGCGTTAACAGCCACTGCACCACTACTAGCTACAGTTGCAACAGCATCGACAAGTGCAACAGGCGCAAGAGCATTAGGTGGACAAGTACGAGGTGGAGAAAGCTACTTAGTCGGTGAACGTGGCGCAGAGATATTAACTATGCCTAGTAATACAATGGGGCGCATCACACCAAATCATATGATGGGTGGTGGTCAGTTGAATGTTACTGTTGAGAATTATGGTAGTAGCAATATAAGCGTGCAAAAGATTAGCGAAACAGATGTACGTATAATAGCAAGAGAAGTAGCAAGCCAAACAGTACAGCGTGAAGCACCAAGAGTTATTGCAACTGATATATCTAATCCTAATGGCAGGGTTAGCAAAACATTAGCAAATAAAACAAGCACACAGCGAAGGCGATAAGACATGACTAAGTTTGCTATTACACCGAGCAGCGCCAGTTATAGTTTTAACGAACGGCCAGAGACAGTTGGTGCAATTATGCAGGGTGGACTTGGCGCGTACAGGCAGACAATTAAAAACCCTGCAGCTGTTGTGTCAGTAGAGTGGACACTTGATGTAGGTGGCTACAATTACTTTAAAGCATTTTATGCAACACATAGTAAAAGTGGCTCATTACCTTTTGAGATTGACCTAGCAATAGATGGTACAGCGTTAGAGGAATATACAGCATACTTTATTGATAATAGTATTAGTACAGGCGCGAGAAGTGGCACAGATTATGTTGTATCAGCAAACTTAGAGCTAAAAGCAAAGCCATTAACGGCATCTGGTACGCCTAGCACGCCATACAAGCTAGATTATATACCTAATCAAGCGTCCTATGTCATCAATACACGACAAGAAACAATAGCTATACCATTAGAGGGTGGAACAAGTAGATATCGTAAAGATATTGTTGATGCAGGTACTATCGCAAATGTGAGTTGGATATTAAATACAACCGAATATGCGGACTTTAGAGAGTTCTACAAATTAACTACAAATGCAGGAACAACAAGCTTTAAGATTGACCTAGCTATAAATTATGGAACACTAGAAGAATATGACGCTCGCATAATACCAGACAGTCTATCAACATCAAGATATGCAGATGGGTTCTTTAACGTACAAGCACAATTAGAATTAAACGCCAAAGCAAGAGATACAGATGCTGATTTGATTGCACTTGTCTTATACCCTGAATATGGCGAAAACTATGCAACCTTGTTCCCACCAAGCGAAAATGATATAGATATAATCATAAACACAGACTTTCCGAGCTATCTAAATGAGTAATTATACAGAGTTCTATTTAAACAGTGACAGCAACATAGTGCAGCTAGAAACTATCGAGCTTTCACATAGCGATTTCACACAAACATATAGAGTAGTAAGAAATGCAACGAATGGCATTACAGCAACCACAGAGACAGGTGCAAGTGTTGCTTTTGCATATTATCCACTAGCTATTGACCCAGCTGAAACAAGAGATAACTTAGACCAGTCATTTACAATATCGTTAGGTGATTTAGGTGAGATACTGCCAACAGAACTAGATGCAGTTGCAACAGCAGATGGGTTCGGTGAAAAGCCAGTCTTGATATATCGAACATACAGGTCAGACGTTTTAACTGCACCATTATTTGTAATAACACTTGAGGTTGAGAGCTTTACATTCAACGAACAAGGCTCAGTATTTGAAGCTAAAGCACCGAGCCTAAATATAAATAAGACTGGTGAAACATATACTTTTGCACGTTTTCCGATGTTGCGTGGGTTCTTATAATGCGTGACGAGCTATATCATAAGACTTATGACAAGAATAACTACAACTGCGCACATTTTGCACGTGATGTATATCTAGCTGAAACAGGTAAAGATATTAGTGATACGTTGTCAGGTTTTTTATTACCACCAAGCAAACGTGTAGTAGATATGACTAAAAGACATAGATTAATTAAACTAGATAGACCTATAAGCCCCTGCCTAGTTATAATGCTAGGTAGTAGGGTTGCACCACACGTAGGTGTATTTATACGCGATAAGGTGATACATATACGTGAGCAAGGCGTGCAATATGTTTCATTACATGTAGCTAGTATGGGTTTTAATAAGTTGGGTTATTACAAATGTTGAAGCAAGTTATATTGGCAGAGAATGCATTAGAGCCAGAGACATGGACAGTACACCACGTAACTAATGTCACAGATTTCTTGATGGAAAGATATGACAGGCTGCCAGATAATGCACGTATTTATCACAATGATGTTAGTGTTGATAAAGACGTTACACCAACGAATGAACAGCAAATAGAGACACTAAATAATCTTGATGGTGTAATTATAGTTGTCATGTATCCTGCAGTGGGTTTACCCTTTTGGGTTTATGCTGTCGCTGCGGCCGTCGTTTCTGTTGCCGTTTCATTGTTGCTCATGCCAAAGCCACCAACACTAACGCAGCGCAACACACAGACTGAAAGCCCTAATAATGGGCTGTCGGATAGGAAAAACAAAGCAAGAATATTAGCACGCATTCCAGATATATATGGTAAAGTTAGGTCGACACCAGACTTGCTAAATTTACCATATAAAGAATTTATCGACCATCAGGAGGTTGAGTATGCCTATATGTGTGTTGGACGTGGCAGCTATGATATACAGGCTGATAGTATAAAAGATGGTGACACAAAGTTTAGTGATATTTCAGGTGCATCTGTTGCAGTGTATCCACCAAATACATCACCTAATAATGGTAGCCCACAATTAACAATAGGTTCAGCTATAAATGAGCCAGTGCTAAAGTCTGTTAGAAGTAATGCGGCCAATGGACAAACATTGAAAGCACCAGACGCGGCGGCATTTAATGGTAATAACAATACTAAGTTTGTATATCCAAATCAAATAACTACAACAGCGTCAGGCATAGACTTTACTGAAGAATTTGTATCAGGTGCAACATTAACAGTAACTAATGCTAGTTATACAGCAGTAGTCGGGACAGTAGGTAGCCAATTAACACGTAACGTAAAATGCAAAATAGCGTCTAATGGTTTTGATGGTGAGATAATATATACAACTGGTGATGCAACAAATGATTTTAGTGTTAATGATAGTATAAGACTTGAATTTGCGTTATTTCAGACAGATGACAGTAGCACATTAAATCTCAATGGTGATTATGTTGTAAAAGCGGTTACAAGCACAACAATAACACTAGACTATCCAGAAGCAATAAATACTGATTGGGGGCAAATACAAAATGAGTTTGCCGCAAATGAGACAGGTACAAAGAATGTATTTCTAACAAATCTTGGTAGTGTTGTAACTGTTAACCTTGCAGGTGTTTATACAATATCAAGCGTTACATCAACTACAGTTAGTTTAAGCAATCCTGCTAGTGTTAATAGTGACTGGAATAAATTAGATGACTATGACAACCCTGCAGATGAAACAGGTTTACTTAGTCCTTATATGTATTCAACTGGAGAAGCTTTTATAGGTTGGTTTAACTTACTTGTTGATGACCTAGATAAGATATACATAAACCTAGTTGCATTGAATGGCTTATATAAGGACGATGGTGAGCAACAATATGCTTTTAATATTGCAGTGCAGGTACAAGTCGAACAAACTAGCGCAACAGGTACGCCAACAGGAACAGTAGAAACATTCACAGGCACAGTTTTAGGTTCCAGTAGTAGTAAGAGTACACGTGCATTGACTATGAAAATTAATCCGACATTTACAGGATATTGCAGAGTACGAGTTAAACGTACAACAAATAGCGATACTAACTTTGAAGGAACAGTTGTTGATGAGGTTAAGTGGCGTGATTTATATGCTATGTCACCAGTATCGCAAAATGACTTTGGTGATGTTACCACAGTGCAATCCGTAACTTATGCTACTGATGGCGCATTAGCTGTTAAGTCACGTAAGTTAAACATGGAAGTGACACGTAAATTACCTAAACTGCAATACGAGCGTTATACATTCCCTATGACATGGACAAGCCACAGCAACGGCTTAGTAAAAGTAGCAGGTAACAATGTAACAATAAGTAGTGATGGTAGTAGTTATGGTGGCTATGCTGATTTAGATGCTATCAGTAATGGACAGGTCATTACAGTAACACTCACATTGGACAATACTAAGACAACAGCAACTACAGTGACTATTGGACTTCACGATGGCACAAGCTTTATATCTAATACAGCTACAGTAACTAACGGCACAGCGACATATACCTTAACATCAACAAGCGCAGAAGCAAATCCATTCGTGTTATTGCAGTGTGGTAATAATGACACATATTTTACTGTAACAGATATGCAAGTTAGCGGTGAAGATTATCCAAGCACGCAGACGATTAGCGCAGATAGTTACTATGGCGGAGTTATAACTTATCAATATGGTGGTGTTAAGGTATCTAATGATGGCGGCAGTTATGGCGTAAGCGTGCCTATTGAATATGGCAACACAGGCTATAAAACTATTGTAGACTTTGACTTGCTATCAGCATCAACTAGCACGTCTGTTAGCGTTGTTATACTAGATGCATCAAATCAAGTAATGTCAAATGTAGAAACTGTATCAGCAGGTACTAGGTCATTAACATTAACACATACAGCAAGTACAGCAGGTAGAGTTGTTATATATAGTACGCAGAGCACTACATTCTTTGTCTTGCGTAACCTAAAAATTAAAGCGCAAGAACTTGGTGTTAGTAAGTATGCGACGACAGACGCGGCACAAATATTGACTAATATATGTGTTGACCCTTACATTGGGCGCAGATTATTGACAGAAGTAGACCTAGAAAGCGTTTTAAGCACAGCTGAGAGCGTTTCAGATTACTTTGGGACAACTAAAGCATCAGAGTTCAATTACACGTTTGACGCTGATAATTTAAGCTTCGAGGAAACTGCACAAACTATAGCAACAGCAATTTACAGTCAGGCATACAGGCAAGGCAGCAAGTTAAAGTTGAGCTTCGAGAAGGAAACAGACGACAGTGTGTTATTATTTAATCATAGAAACAAATTACCACAGTCAGAAGCACGTTCAGTTAGATTTGGCAATACAAGTGACCACGATGGCATAGAGTTTGTATATGCTAGTCCAGTTGATGATGCTTTAATAAGTATAAATATCCCAAGTGACCAGTCTGCAACAAATCCAGATAAGATAGAAAGCGTTGGAGTAAGAAACGGCGTGCAAGCATACTTTGCAGCAAACAGAGCTTGGAATAAAATACAGTATCAAAATACACTGGTTGACTTCGAGGCAACGCAAGAAGCAGACTTATTAGTTACAAATGATAGGATTTTAGTTGCAGACAATACACGAACTGGCACACAAGACGGCGAAGTGACAGCTGTTAATGTGTTAGAGCTAACCTTATCACAAGATGTTACTTTTGCAGGTGGCGGTGTTACATATACTATATTCTTACAGCATATCGATGGTACAGTAGAAAGCATTGGCATTACAGCAGGTACAGCAGACAATAAAGTTGTTTTGGCTAATGCACCTAGATTGAGCTTAGTCACAGACCAAAATAAATACGCTAGAACAGGTTATAATATAGTAGCAAGCAATGACGCAAGAGGCACAGCGTTCTTAGTCACAGAGAAGCAAGCAAACGATAACTTTACGTCGAGACTAACAGCTGTTAATTATAGTGACAAATACTATACCCAAGATAATGATTATCTTACAGGTGTTGTAGATATTGATGGCGATGCAATTTAGGAGCAAGTAAATGGCAGAATTACCACTAGACCAAGCCGTTCCAAGGTTTAAGGCGAACGAGGATAGATTAGACACGTTTGTCAACTCAGCTACAGGTTATACAACATCTGGTGGTGTTTCAGTACAATCAATACAAGAATTTCTAGCAAGCATTGGTAGCAACGGCATAGATTTTGTCGATAATGCTAAAGCTAGATTTGGCACAGGTAATGACCTAGAAATATATCACAGTGGTTCAGGTAGTTTTATCAGAGATACAGGCACAGGCGATTTAACTATTGATGGCAGTGCAATAATTATACAGACTGCTAGTGCAGAGCGTGTAAGCGTAACCGCATCAGGCATAGACGTTACTGGCACAGTTGAGTTTGATGGACTATCAGGAACAGGTGCAGTTACAATTACTGACATAGCCGACGAAGATAACATGGCTTCAAATAGTGCTACAAAACTAGCTACACAACAATCAATTAAAGCATATGTAGATACACAAGTTGCAACAATACCAACAGGAGATATTACTTCTGTAGTCGCAGGTACAGGTTTAACAGGTGGTGGCACTACTGGTGACGTAACATTAAACATAGGTGCAGGTACAGGCATAACAGTAAATGCAGATGATATTGCTATTGATGCTACTGTTGCAACACTTACAGGCACACAAACATTTACTAATAAAACACTTACAAGTGCAGTTTTAAATACATCTGTTTCTGGTACTGCGGTGCTTGATGAAGATGACATGACATCAAATAGTGCAACTAAGTTAGCCACACAACAATCTATAAAAGCTTATGTAGATGCTAACGTAGGTGGCGGTGGCTTGCCTACAACTGGTGGCACAATGACAGGCGATATACTTTTCAATGATGGTATTAAAGCTAAGTATGGTACTAGCTCAGATTTACAAATATTCCACGATGGTAGTGACTCTTATATTACAGAGAGTGGCACAGGAATATTATTTCTACGCACAAATCAATTACAAATACAAAGTGATGACGGATTAGAAACTTACGCAACATTTACTGATAATGGTGCTGTTAATTTATATCATAATAATTCGGCAAAACTAGCTACAACATCTTCTGGTATAGGTGTAACAGGTGATATAGATATTTCTACGTCAGGCGCAAGTAATACATCTAAGGGACTTGCTATTGCTACTAGCGGTACTAATTTCGAAAGTGATGGCGGTATAATAAGTATTGACCACGCGGCAAGTGGCGCTGTTACAGGTGGCTATTTTAGTAAGTATAGTGCGGGTGGTACATTACGTCATTCAGTTAAAGGTGATGGTACTGGTTACTTTGCGGAACGCTTGGGCATAGGTCACACGTCACCAGTTGCTAAAATGGCAATACTAGGTTCATCTAACTCAACTATAACTGAAGCTAATTCAAACTTATGTGTTGAAGGTAGTGGCGGTAATGGTTTGTTATTTGGTACATTAAGTACTACTGGATTTAAAAGCTATATACAATCAGGCTTTGTATCAAACTTATCTTTAGCTACTTATGATTTATTATTAAATCCTGAGGGCGGTAACGTAGGTATAGGTACTACAAGTCCTAACCATGAGCTACATATTGAAAGCACATCACCGACTATACGTTTAGTTGATACTGATGGAAATAATACACTAGATATTGGACAAAGCGCTTCGTCTTGTTATATAGACTTTGACAACAATGTAAGATTTAGAAACTTAGCTAATGCTGAAAGACTTAGAATTGATTCAGGTGGTATAGATGTAACAGGTGCTACTAACACTACAGGTACTAGTAACACTAGACAATGGTCGGTTGGTACAGCAGGTGCTAAAATGGGTATATATGCCCTTGATAACAGCACTATGTATATGCGCGTTGAAAGTGGTACTTCAAGTAATCTACAGTTCGGTACATACGATAACATTCCAATCTACACTATCACTAATAATACTGTTAGAACAACTCTATTAGGTAATGGTAATTTTGGCGTTGGAGTTACGGCTCCTGCTTATAAGATTGATGTACGTGGTGATGCTAACACCGATGTTGCCATACAAGTCAAAGCAACAGGTACAGGTGATGTAGATGCAGATTTACGATTAGATGCCGCTGATACAGGTGAGTCTGTATTAAGAATGATGCGCAATGGTGTAACTAGAGCTAGGGTAGAATTTACAAGCAATGAACTTAATATAACAACTGATGAGTCTGGTAGTCATATTGATATGCAACCCGATGGCACAAGAGTTATGCGTTTTGAAAGTGATAACATTGAAGCAGTTAAGGTCATAACTTGTGAGCGCAGTGGCGTATCTGAATCAACAATGATAAGTTTTGAAAATGATAACGGCCAAGTTGGTAAAATTACTAGCAGTGGACTTGGCACAGTGTATGGAACCACATCAGACTACAGACTTAAAACTGATGCACAGCCTATGTTAAATAGTATTGACCGAATAAAAACACTCAACCCAATTAACTTTGAGTGGATTTCAGATGGCAGTAGAGTAGATGGATTTTTAGCACATGAATTGCAATCTATTGTGCCAGAGGCTGTCATAGGCACGCACGATGGTATGCGTGACCAACAGTATGTTGAGAGCGAAGCAACAGGTGACATATACACACCTGCTGTTGAAGCAACGTATGAGACAATACAAGTTGAACTTACACCTGCTGTTGAGGCCGTTTATGAAACAGTAACAGTAGAGATTAGCCCTGCCGTAGAAGCTACATATGACGAAGATGGCAATGAACTTACCCCTGCCATTGAAGCAGTAACAGAAGAACAAGAGCAACTTGTTACACCTGCCGTTGACGCTACATATGAGGAACAACAACAAGAGCTAACATCTGCTATTGATGAGGTTATACATAGCTCAGATGTTGAGAAGCCAGACGAACTTGAAGAAGGTCAAACATGGCGTGAAACTACAGAAAGAATAATGGCAACACGGCAAGTGCCAGACTATCAGAATATAGACCAAAGTAAGCTTGTGCCGCTACTTACATCAGCACTACAAGATGCTATTGCTAAGATTGAAGCATTAGAAACACGCCTAGAAGCGCTAGAGGCATAAATGAATAACTTACTTAGTATAACAAAAGACTGGATAATTGGAGATGACCATAAGTTAGTTAATGGTTGGCAAATTATAAAACCGAATGGCGATGGAAATTATGTTGGTGATAAATTTGACTATGCAGTTACAGCAGTATATTTATTGAATAAGAACAGTATAAAAAATATGTTACTTTCGTTATTGACCAGACGCTGTAGTATTTATTCTGTAAAACTTGGTGGAGCCAAGACATTAGTAGTGAAGCATCAGGGACGCTTTATAGATTTAAATAAACAAACGTGGGTTAATCGTTGCAATCTTGAATGCAGTGAACCTATGTATCAATTTAGATTTAGGCTGGCTTTGCCATATATTGGTTATAAGCTGTTGCTAGGTCGATATGAGCGATGGCTATTATGGAACAAAATCTCGTAAATGTATTATTAACTGGTGCAAGTATTATGTTCGGTGCAATGCTTAGGACAATATGGACAGGTGTTAAAGATTTAGAGCAATCCGACAAAGAAATTAATGATAAACTTACTAAAATAGAGGTTACTGTTGCAGGTAATTACATAAGACGTGCAGAGTTTAATGATATGGTTCAAAGGTTATTTACTAAACTAGATGCAATAGACCAGAAACTAGACGCAAAGGTTGATAAGTGAGCTTAGGTATTACAGAACTTATTGCAGGTATATTTAAGCCAGCTACGGAACTAATAGACAACTTGCACACAAGCAAAGAAGAAAAGCTTGAACAGAAGCGTCTGTTATTGGAAGTACAAGGTCGCGCTATGGATAGGGTACATGAGTATAACACAGAGTTGCTCATGGGTCAGGCTAAAATAGTAAACAGCGAAGCAAGCTCAGAGCATTGGTTAACAGCTAACTGGAGGCCATTAGTTATGCTTATTTTTACAGGTTTAGTTGTAGCACGTTTTCTAGGATTTGAGGCTGAAGGCATGACTGAAAAAGAATATCAAAGCTTGTGGAATTTAATCACGCTAGGTGTAGGTGGATATATTGGTGGTAGGTCAGTAGAGAAAGCCATAAAAACATACAAAGGCACAGGCGAGTAATGCCATTTAGATTTAGTAAAAGCAGTAGCAATCGTTTGCTAGGTGTTGACCCAGATATATTTAGAGTAGCTCGGCTTGCTATACAAATAACAAAAATAGACTTTGGCATACCTTTACATGGTGGTTTGCGCACACAAGCTGAACAATATGAGCTATTTACAGCAGGACTATCTAAATGTGATGGGTATGAAAAGATAAGCGCACACCAGACAGGCGAAGCATTAGATGTATATGCCTATGTTGATGGTAAAGCGTCTTGGAAAGAAGAACATTTAGCAATGGTTGCAACGGCAATGCTACAATCAGCAAGCCAATTAAGTATTGGATTAGAGTGGGGTGGATTATGGAAATCATTTATTGATATGCCACACTTCCAGTTACAAAAAAAGAGACCACAATTAAGCGGTCTCTAAGTTAACACAAGGAAATAGGGGATAATGAAACCTTGTTTTTTATAGTTAGCACAGAAAGTTGAGAAACACAAATGGGCATTACAAACAAAAGTAAATTAAATTGGAATGAGTTAGAAGAATATTGCAACAATCAACGTGAGCTAGATATAATAAAAGCCCGCGCACACTATGACAATGTTGACGAAACAGCCGCACATTTTGGTATATCGAGCCGAGCGATTTATACGATTACAAGTGGCGTAAAAGCAAGAGCCGCACGCAAAGGTCATGCGCCAGAACATGATATGACTGCTACTGCACCAGATGGCTTCCAAGTCAAAGGTGTTAGCACTTATTACAATGCAAGCGGACAAAAAACAGGCCAATGGGTTAAGACTATTGGCGACAAAGAGCGTCAACATGAGATTATGTTGCAGGCGATTGAAGAAACGCATAAAAACTATAAGCCATTTAAGCCAAGCTCTAAAGTAAAGCACACAGATAAAGACTTATTATCATTAATTACGATAACGGACTTTCACTTAGGTATGTATGCATGGGAAGCTGAAACTGGTGATGACTGGGACGTAAACATTTCTAAACGTGTTTTTCTTAATGCTATAGCAGATATGATAGAAGCCGCACCAAAAGCTCATACAGGCTTTCTTTGCCAGCTAGGTGATTTCCTACACTTCGACGGCATTACGGCTGTTACTCCAATGTCAGGCCACATATTAGACGCTGATACGCGCTATAGTAAGCTGGTAGGGTTGACTATTGAGATAATGACACAAGCCGTTCATATGATGCTTAAAAAGTTTGGCAAGGTTGTAGTAGTACAGGCCGAAGGCAACCACGATATGTCAGGTTCAATATGGCTAAGAAAGCACATTAAATATGTATTTAAAGATGACAAAAGAGTAGAAGTCATTGACAATGAATTCCCATACTATGCTTATTTACATGGTGAGATATTACTAGGGTTTCATCATGGGCACAAAAAGAAAATGGCACAACTGCCAAAGTTGTTTGCGAGTGAGCCACGTTTTCGTAAACTATGGGGACAGTCAACACAAGCTTATATACATACTGGACATATGCACCACGAACGTGTTATTGAGGACGCTGGCGCTGTCTGTGAAATGCACCCGACATTGTCAACACGAGATTCCTACAGCACCGCTGGCGGCTGGACGTCAGCAAGAGGTGCTAAAGTAATTACATATCATTCTAAACTTGGCGAGGTACACCGAACAACTGTGAGGCCACGTTAGCGGCTTGCTGATATTGCAACTCTAATTTATCACAAATAGCATAAAACTCAGTTGCTTTCTCAGCACCATAGCAAGTATATGATGACCAGTTTAATGTTTCAATAAAGTTAAACTTATTAGTGTAGACATCACGTCTAAATAGATGAAAGTCATACTTTAAGCAGTCGTCATCTTCGTGGACTAGCTCTTGATTAAGAAAGTATGTGTCCATATATTCGTCTATGTTGTCTTGCCAGTTCCAACTTTGTATAAAAGCCATTAGTCTATCTCCTTGATATTTGGTTTGTAAGTATTGCCAAAGCTTCTTGATTGTATCTTGGTACGACTTTGGATTCGTTGCTTGGGTTTCTGTGACTTCTTAGTCGTTTTTAGTAGCGAACGTAACTTTTTACGTGCTAGACTATCTGCTTTATCTTTAACTATTGCACACTTAATGCAGGTCAATAAGATATTACGCAATTCGTGTTTTCCACCCATAGAGCGTTGATGAATGTGTTCCTCTCGTATATGCCTTGCCTTAAATACTAAAGGCTCTTTACAAGTCGCGCATTTACCATCTTGCTCTATCAATAGTTGACCAAACTGCATTTTAGTTAGCGGTTTGAATTTAACATAGTCGGGGTGGTCAGAAAGCTTCATAGTCGCCTCTAAGTGCTTTGCTGACATCAGCCTTTAATCTTCTTAACCATTTATGTTGGTCGCGTGTATCTCCCCTTAATATTGCATTGCGATATTTGTAACGTGAATAATATGGGTGATTTACATAATAAGTTACAATGTTATTTTTGTCTTTATACTGTTCAATCATTACGCAGACTTTCATTTAATTCATGTAATATGCTAGGAGTTAAATCATCACCATAAAGATTTATAATTTTAGACCAATGCTTTTCTGGTATGCCATTATTGACATACCATTTTCTAATTGTTTGCTGTTGCGTTTTACAATGTTGACTTAAAGCAATAGTGCCTCCACATTGTTTTATAATTTGTTTTATTGTATATTTCATTTTACACTCCTTTCATAATTTTTTTGGCGTAATCATCAATATCTTTGTTTTTCATTATTCTGTGTGTGGCTATTATAAAAAGCCTTTGTTCCCAAGTCATTTCATCAAGCTCCCATTTATATTCAGCCCAATAATCAGCCGCGCAATCTTCATAATTTTCGCTGTATTTACTACAAGCTTTTGTTATACGTTTATCCTCAAATTCCCATATAGGTTTATGATAATAACGTTTCTCTTGTTTAAAATAACACCAGTCATATTTTTCATCAGAATAAATACAAAGAACTTTCGAAACGTTTCGTCGCTTTATTGGTTTATTTATTTCTATATGCTTTGTCGGTATATTTTTATTGGCTTCAATTCGCTTGCGTGATTTTTCAATATAATTCTTGCTAAAGAAGAATTTGGTAAATCGTAATTCAATGCAAGCGTGTTCTGCATTATGACCATGACCTAATTTTGCACCTGCTAAATGTCCTGCGTCATGTATTATATTTGCCCAGCCTGTGTCTGGTGAAAGTTTATATATATAATAACCATCTAACTTACTTTTATTATCACGCTTACCAGCGCTACTGTAATCACTTACAATCCAGCTAAACTTTCTTTTTCTATATGTATAAGTATCATTTATAATTTCATATGGAAATTCTTGATTAAATTCCTTTAGCCAAAATTGCTTAATACATTGTACTGCTGTTTTGAAATCAGCAGGTTCACTAGGTTCACCAAATCTAATTGTAAAACCATTATCAGTCCAAATTTTATTTGTACGTTCGTAAACGCCTTTGGCTTCTTGTGATATTCTCATATTACATCTCCTATTAAATGGCTTAATTGCCTTATGTAATATTTATATAGTAATTTATTTATTATAATAAGTAAAGTCAAAAAAGATAATTATTTTACTTTACATTATATATACAATTTGATACTGTAATTATATTATCAAGCAATTAAGCTACATAAGGAGATAATAAAATGGAAAATAATTTTCACACATGGATAGATACATTTATTGATGAAAAAAATATAGACGTTGAACAAGTATTAGAAATTAATGGCAATAGTGGAATGAATTATATTCCATTAAATTGCTTAATTGACGCTATTAAAAATACATCTAATAATGAACAAAATAATATAAAAAGTATGTTAGTAAAAATAGATTTCTACCATAAAGATGTAATACATTATTTTAAACATTTAGCACAAGCTATAGCAATTTAAGGGGATAAAAATGGTACAGTACGAACCAGCAAACAGCTATTATAATTATAACGAAACAACAAACCATATTGAAATACCACGAGATAATTGGAACAATTACATAGCCGATTATCATAAACATTATGGTCGTGATGGTAAGTGGTACATAACACACTATAATTCAGAAACACATGGAACTGATTTAGTTCCTGTAATAATTACATAACTGCATAAAAATAGGAGATTAAATATGCAACATTCAGAATCAACAAAAAACATAGCACCCGCGGTTACAGCCGCTAGTAATGCCATTACAGGTGCTAAGAAAGATGGCAAAAACCCACATTACAAATCAACATATGCAACACTTAGCTCAGTTATTAATGCGGCTAATAAACCACTAGCTGATAATAATTTAAGCATAATGCAAGAGTTAAGTGAAATAACAGACAACCAAATGATTAAAGTTACTACACGATTAACACATACGTCTGGTGAATATTATGAATTAGTAACACCAGCACCATTGAAAAATAAAGATATTCATGTGCTTATGTCAACATTCACATATTGTCGTAGAAATGCAATATCAGCAATGCTTAATATGCCTGTTGAAGATGATGATGGAAATAAATCACATGATGCAAAAGCAGAGGAACCTGATTTTGATACAGAACCACTAATGAGAAATATATATCAAGCACAAACTGTAGAAGAATTAGATGCAATAGCTAATACTATTAGACATACAGAAATGCCTAGTAAAAGCAAAGCTACATTGCGTAGTTTATATCTGACAGCGAAAAGAACCATGTTGAATAAAGAAGATAATAATGAAAATACATAATGTAGAACAAGGTAGCCAAGAATGGTTTGAAGCGAGGTGCGGTAATTTTACTGCATCTCGTATTAAAGATATATTAGCTAAAACCAAAAGTGGGTATAGTACATCGCGCAAGAATATGATTGTTAAATTAGCACTAGAACGCATGACTGGTCATGTCGAACAAAATACATATACTAGCCCTGCTATGCAACGTGGAACAGAGCTAGAAGCTGAAGCAAGAGATTGTTACGCATTCGAGTTTGGTTATATAAATGTAAAAGAAATAGGTATGGTAACTCACCCTGACTTTGATTATATTACGTGTTCGCCAGATGGTTTAGTTGATAATGATGGATTAGTAGAAATTAAATGTCCATCTGCAATGCATAAGCACGTTAGCTATTTACAAGAAAATGCACACGCAGTTGAATATAAAACACAATTACAGCATCAATTAATGGTAACTAAAAAAGAATGGGTTGACATAGTATCTTATGACCCACGTTTTCCAGTAGGTTTGCAATTAGCCCGTTGCAGGGTTTTACCAGATATAGAATACCAAGAATATATGCTTGAAGAAATACATAGTGCCAACAGTGAGGTTGAAGCATTATTGTTAGAACTTAACCAATTACAAGGAGATAAAAATGGTTAATAAAGTAATTTTAATAGGGAACATTGGAAGTGAGCCACAGATACGCTCATTTAGTAATGGTAATAAAAACATGAGCTTTTCATTAGCTACAAATGAACGTTGGAAAAATAAATCTGGCGAAACCCAAGAAAAAACATATTGGCATAAAATTAGCATATTTAATGAAAATTTAATTAAGTTAATGGAAAGTTATGCTGGCATGGGTTCAAAAATATATATTGAAGGTAAATTAATAACCAGAAAATATAGTACTGATAGTGGTGATAAATATACAACTGAAATTGTGCTAGAACGTTATAATGGTGAAATTAAATTACTTGGCAATAATAATAAAGGTACAGGACTAGCAACATTACCTGATAAGCCAATTACAACAGATTATCCACTTGATGACGATATACCATTTTAAAAATGGGACAATATACAATACAAATTAACAGTGAGGTTGAGAGATTAAAAGCTCTTGACCTTACTAAAAGAGCACCAGCTGGCACATATATAACTTGGAAACGTGATAAACGCACCACAAATCAAAATAGCTTAATGTGGGCATTATTAACTATAATTAGCAATCAAGTACGTTGGAATGGTAATGAATGGCATATAAGTGATATTGGTGGTCGTTATAGTGCAGAAAATTGGAAGCAGGTTTTTGCCTCTAGTTTATACAAAACGCAATTTATGCCAGACCTTGATGGCGGTATGATACCATTAAATCCAAGTACAAGCAAAATGACTAAGGAGCAACATAGCGAATTATGTGAATTAATTATAGCGCAAGCCAACAACTGGGGTATTAATATAAAAGATATAGAAAGTGAATAAACTAGTATTACCATTTCCAATTAGCGTTAATGCTATGTATTCAAATCTTGGACGAAGGCGTGTTAAATCTAAAAGATATAGAATATGGCGTGAAAAAGCAGTTGCAATGTTACAAATACAATATAACCAAAAATTAATAGATTATAATATAAAGTTAGAAATAGCTTTAAGCCCAAAAGATAAAAGGAAAAGAGATTTAGATAATCATGCTAAGGCAATACAAGATGCATTAACGTCTTTAGTTATTACTGATGATAGTTTAATAAAAGAATTATATATGTATTGGTTGCCTAAATCAAAAAATGGATATGCAAATATAATTATAAAAAAATACAAATAGGAGATAAAATGACTTTACCATATTTTTGTTACTTCCCGAAAGACATGGGCTATAAAACTATGCACTTAACTTTAGCAGAGTTTGGTGCATATAACAGATTATTAAGTTTATGTTGGACTACAAATGGTTGTGCAATACCAAATGATATAGATTGGATATCACGTAAATGCTTATGCAGAAATAAAGAAGATATTAATGTTTTACAGGCAATATTAAATGAATTCTTTATAATAAAAAAGAATAGATATTATAATAAAAGATTGTCTGAAGAATATATTAAATCAAATATAAAACATAAAGCCCGTGTTGATGCAGGAAAAAAAGGTGGCATAGCTAAGTCATTGAAAAATAATAATAAAAGTTCTAGCAAAGCTATAGCAAAAACAAAGCAAAGCTCTAGCAACCATAACCATAACCATAACCATAACCAGATTATTAATATTAATTTTATACCAAAGGAGCTAAACAAAAATACTAAAACATATAAGCTTATTGATAAGCATATGACACAAGAAGAATTAGAATTACAGTTGGAAAAATTTATTTTATATCATACAAATAAAGAAACTAAATCTGATGATTTTAATAGACAATGGAGAGCTTGGTTACAAAATAATATACAATGGAAATTAGAAAAAACAGGAGATAAAAATGTCAAACATAATTCCAATACACTCAAAGAAATTAGCGACCAAAGACGTAAT